TCACTCTGCTGGAAAGGCAAAGCGCGCCACGATGCGCCGCTGCCACGCGGGCGTCAGCGCGCTCTCGACCACGCCATGACCGCTGTAGGCATGGATGAAACGGGACGCGCTGCTTTGCAGGCCAAGGTGTTTGGCCACAGCCCCCCCATGCATGCGAAACAGGATCATCTGACCCGGCGCGGCGTGCTGAACGGGCTGCATATGTCGCAGCGCCGCCCGCCACAGGCGTTCTTCGGTGCCGCGTTCGGCCCAGTCGCGGGTATAGGGCGGCACGGGTTCGGGTTCGCTGCCATAAAGGCTGCGCCAGATGCCCCGGATCAGCCCAAGACAATCGCAGCCCGCACCCCGCGTGGCTCCCTGATGGCGATAGGGCGTGCCCAGCCAGTGCCGCGCGATCCATAGCGCCTCTGCGTTGATGTCGCGACTCATCGGCGGCTGCCGCCGGTGTTCTGGCCATTGCGCTTGGGTACCGCGACCATCCAGTCCTCGCCGGGGATGTCGGGAAAGCCCTGATAGTTCACCAGATTGTCGAACTTCAGCCGACAGGTGCTCATGCGCTTGTCACAGCCTGCGGTCAGACGCACCATGTCGCCCGGCTGAATATCGGCGCGGATCGGCTGCCAGAGGGTGATTTCGCGGCGCGCGTTCAGACTGTCCGACCGGATCGGCGCCCACAGGCCCGCGCCTGTGCCACTCAACACGGTGAGCCGCCCGCCGGTGAACCACTCCGGCGCAAACCCATCGAGCGCACCCCATGTGAAATGCTGCCCCTCGTCGATGTTTTCCACTGACACCTCAGTGACATACCCCGCAGTGTTGAGGTCAAATCTACACGCCGCATCCCCTAGAACCGCGCTACAGGGCGTCTGAAACACCCGCCCGAGCGGCTGGTTCAACCCTTCGGTCAAACCACGCAACTCAGCCTCAAACGCGCCGCCCGCGCGGCGGATCTCACCCAAGGAGCCGCGAAACTGCAAGGCGCGCTCGGTGGTGTCGGCCCAGTTCACCAACCACGCCCGCACCTCGGCCCCGTCATAGCGGCCGGATTCAATATCCGCCTCGCGCACCGCATCGGAGCTGAGTGCGCCGAGTGCTTCGCTGTTGTCGACCGCAAGCCCGGTGCTCTGCATCAGGCTGCGCGCGGTGAGGCCGGTTCCGGCACGGAATGTCACGCCGTCAAAGCTCAGATCCCGGTCATGGTCGGTGAATCCCAGCGTCACTCCATCCGTGCGACTGACGGCCCAAGCCCGGCACACCGTGGTGGCCCCGGATTTGAGATGCGTGTTCAAGCCTTCGCGATCCATCACACCCGCACCTCCACCACTGGCACATTCGGGGCCTCGCCCGCCTGAAACGACGCCACCGAGGTCTGAATGCGATCCGTGTCAAACCGCACCGGCACGTCGAACTCGAACCCGGCACGGATTTCACGGCCAATTTCCGGCACATAGGCCAGCGTGACCTCGCCCGTGGTCAGGTCGAGGTCATAATCCACACCCTCCACCAGTGCCTCATTGTCGATCCCAAGGCACACGGTGCCCGCCACGGGTTTGCTGATCGGACGCAGGTATTCATGCGGGCCAGAGCGATAGCGTTTGGCAAGCTGAAACCTTTTGGTATCGCCATCGCCGGTGGCGATCAGCTGGTCTCCGAACGTCACATCCTGACCCGGCAGCGATGACGCATAGTCGGTCCAGTCCTTCCAGCGAAACCCGTGTAGCTGGCCCTGACGGGCCTCGAAAAACGCAATCAGTGCGGCAATATCCTCAAGACCGCGCAGACCAAGTCCCGCATCATAACGCCGCCGCGCGTGCGCCCAAGGGGTGTTGCGCTCCTCATGGCCATTGGCCAGCGTCACCACATCCGTGCGCCGCTCCGGCCCGCCAACAGAGCCAAAGGAGAGCGTCTCCGGGAAACGAACTTCGTGAAAAATCATGGGCTTACCCTCCTTACCTATTGCGGTTTCCGCGCGCGAGCATGCGGCTCATCTGGGCGGCGATCTGCCCACGGGAGCGCTGGAACCCGGCCACATCGGGGGTTGTGACATTCATCACCACCGTCGGAGATGTGCCGCCGCCTTGCGTCTTCACCCCGAGGCTGCCGTCCTGGCCGCGCGCCAGCGGCAGGATCGCCTCCGGCCCCGCTTCGCCCATCAGCCCCAGCCCGCCGCGCATCGGGAAATGCGTGGGCGAGGACACCACGCCACCGCGCGCAAAGGGCGTGACCTTGCCCTGACTGAAGGCCGCACCATCGGCAAAGGGCAGGATGCCACCGACCAGCGCGCCGATCCCGTCGCTCACCAGCCCGCCGAGGTGATCGGTCACCGGGCGCATGGCAGAGTTGAAGGTGGTGTTGATCATCGTCTTGGCGAGGCTCTCCAGCGCATCGCTCAGGCTGTCACCATCCACCACCAGATCCTTCATCGCGCGCCGCAGCCCCCGGCTGAGGCCGGTTTCAAAATCCGCCGCATCGGCTTGGGTCGCCGCAAAGGCCGCGCGTACCCGGTCCATCTCGGCGGTGAATTGCGCCGCCATCCCGGCGGCATCGCCAAGGCTGTCCTCCAGCGGACCCGCTTGATATTCAAAGTCAGAATCTGTCGTGTTTGCCATGGGTTACTCCGGTTGGTTCACGTCGTTGATCTGATCCGGGAACTGCGTCATCAGATGGCTCAGGCGGTCGCGGTCCATCGCCGGTGTGCTGGCATCAAGGTTCAGCATCAGCCGCAGCTCTGCCGGGGTCAGTTGCCAGAACTCACGCGGGGTCAGCCGCAGCCCCAGCATCCCGGCCCGCATCAGGGCGGGCCAGTCCAGCATTGCCGCACGGCTCATGCATCCCCCGCAGGCAGCGCGAAACTCAGCGCCAGCAATTGCGCCGCCACCTTGGTGGCCTGCATCACGCCGCCCTCGATCTCGGCCTGCGCCAGATCTGCGCGGCTGATCTCAGCCCCGCCACCGCGCAGCCCCGCCGCCAGAAGCGCCAGCATATCGCGCGAGGAAAACCTACCCTTTTCAAAGCGTTGCACCAGGGAGATCAAGTCGCCCTCACCCAGTTCCGCCTCCAGTTCCGCCAGCGCGCCCAGTGTCAGCTTCAGCATTTGCGGCTGGCCGTCGAGCACCAGTGTCACTTCGCCTGCATAGGGGTTGGCCATGGCTCACACCGCCGTGAAGGTCAGCGCACCGGCAGAGGCCAGCGACAGCTCATAGGTGGCCTCGCCATTGTGGCTGCCTGCGTACTCCAGCGCTGTGACCTGAAACGGCCCCTCGACGGTGCCGAAATCCGGGATCACCACCTGGAACGCCGGGGTCTCGCCATCAAAGAACAACTGCCGCGCGCGCTCGTCGGTGTCCGCATCGCGAAACACGCCCGAGCCCGAGAGGTTTGCCGACCGCACGCCCGCGCCGCCCAGAAGCTCGCGCCAGCCGCCCGCACTGTCGAGGCTGGTCACATCCACGCTCTCGGCGTTGAAACTGATACGGGTGGCGCGCAGGCCCGCGATGGTGGTGAAACTGCCGGTGCCGGTCATGTCCACCTTGATCAGGAGATCCTTGCCGTTTTGAGCACTCATGGGTGAGGTCCTTCCTATAATGCGTTGAATTTCAGTCAGGAGTCTTCGAGACGCGCGGAAAACCGCAGCGCGATGGAGCGATCCCCGTTGCTCAGCCGTTTGGCGTTGGCGCGGTCAAACCACAGCCCCACCAGATGCCCGCGCGTCAGGGTCAGCGGCGCATCCACCAGCGCATCCGATACTGCGGCCGCCGCGCGTTTGGCCGCACTGAACCCGGCGGCATTGGCGACCACGGTCACGGTAAAGCGATGCAGCGCGCCGCCGCCTGTGACATCGGATCGGTCCCGCACGCTCTCCGCGCCGAGGGTCACATAGATCCCCGGCAGCGTGCCCGCAGGCAGCATGTCGTAGATCGCCGTGCCCACCTCTGCCGCCAGCGCGGCATCGTTGATCAGGTGCTGGTAGACCGCTGTTTGCAGGCTGTGAGACAGCGCATAGGTCATGTGGCCAGCTCCTCTGTTGCGAAACAAATGAGGTAACGCCCGTCCATGTCGCGCTCTGCCACGGCGTCGATCTTGTAGATGCGGCTGCCTTCGCGAAACCGCTGGTCCGGTTTGGGGCGCGCCATTGATCCCACCGGGGCGGAGCGCAGGGTGATCCGATAGCGCTGCAGCGACACGGAGGTACCGCGACGGCCACTCTCGCGCCCCGTCAGCGCGTCGACCTCGGCCCAGTGCTGGCCCAGCTCGACCCAAGTGATGTCAAATCCCCCGGCGCCATCGCTGGTCGCTTGCGGATCTTCCAGCCGCAATGGGCGGTTCAATCGCGGCGCGCTCATGAGTGCACCTCGTTTCGGGACAGGCTCAGGCGTGGCATCCGGTGACGGTCCAACAGGCTCGCCACGCCAAAAGGCATGCAGCCTGCATGCAGCGATGTGTCATCGCGGTACTCGTAATAATGCGCCGCCAGCAGCATCACTGCCTGCGCGAGATCGGCCGGAAGCGCGTCCCATGTGGCGGCCATCCCGGCGGTAAAGCGGATCACCGCGCCGCCCCCCGAGGGCATCATCGGCCAGACAGCCGCACGCGGCGTCAGGCGCGGAGCATGTGCATCGGGTGCCAGCGCATAGGCCGCCACGGGCACCTCCGTCTCCGCGCCGGTCTGATCCACCAGCGCCACCTGCGAGACGGTGGAGACCGGCGCCACCGGCAGCTCCACCACGCGGGGCCAGGCATTGAGCCGCCACTCATAATCGCGCGTCAACAGCGCCTTGTTGGTGCGCGCCTCGATCGCCGCAAGGCTGGCGCGCAAGAAGGCCAGAAGCACCGCGTCCTGCAAGGCCTCCTCGCCAAAGCCGGTGCCCAGACGCAGATGCGCCTTGAACGCCGCGAGCGGCAAAATGCTGTCGGGCAGCGGGGTCAGTTCGTGCAAAATCATCGGCTCTCTCCGCTGAAAATCTGTCTCCCTCGCGCGGTCTCTGCCGCGCCGTCCATTGGACGGGTGCGCACCGGGTCTGCCGCTCGGACGGAGGGAGCAGCTGGACGACAAACCCATGAGGCACGCACCCGCCGACGGAGCCGGGCTGCCGGCCCCGTCATCCGGGCCCAAGCGCTCAGCTCAGCCCGAATTTCATCAGCTTGATCGCGGCAAAGTCGCTGACGTCTCCGCCCACGCGCTTGGTGGCATAAAACAGCACATGCGGCTTGGCGGAGAACGGGTCGCGCAGGACGCGCAGGTCCGGGCGTTCGGCGATGGTGTAGCCTGCGCCAAAGTCGCCAAAGGCAATCGATAGGCTGTCAGAGGCCACATCCGGCATGTCCTCGGCCACCAGCACCGGATAGCCCATCAGCCGCGCAGGCTCGCCCGCCGCAAGACCATCGGACCACAGGAAGCGGCCATCAGCGTCCTTCAGCTTGCGGATCAGGCCGGCCGTTTTGGAGTTCATCACAAAACTCGCCCCGGCGCGGTAGCGCGCGTCCAGCGCATAGACCAGGTCGATGATCGCATCCGCCGAGCCGATATCGCCGTCGCTGCCGGTGGCGACATAGCCGATATTGCCCCAGCTCCAGCTGTCATTGTCCACCGTGGGATGGGTCAGGATGCCGGTGGGCTTGTCGATCCCATCGCCAGAGATAAAGCTCTGCGCCTCGGCGCGGGCAAATTTGTCGGCAATCCGCCCCGCGAGCCAGCCCTCGATATCAAAGGCTGAGTCATCCAGCAGTCGTTGCGACGCCTTGGGCAAGGCCGAAAGCTCGTGCAGCGGGATCACAATGCGGTCAATGGACGGTGTGCCGGTTTCCGTGACCGAGCCGGTCTCGGTGGCCCAGCCCGCGCCCACATCGGAATGGTCGATCAGCACGTCAAAAGACGTCGCCTCCACATTGACCACCGAGGCCACCGCACGGATCGAGGCGGTGGATTGCAGCACCGATTTCACCACATCCGAGGTCTGCGGGTCGACAAGGAAACCGCCATCGGAATTTACTGCCGTCGACATGGCCTTGGTGCCGATGTCGAGGCCGCGAAAGCCCTCCTCGTCGCCATGGCGCAGATAGGCTTGCATGGCCCTTTGATGCGGCGCGCCATCGACCTCCGCCGCCGCCAGATGCGGCCGGGCCGCGGTTTGGGTTTTACGATCCAACATGGTCATACGCTCTTCCGTCTGTTTGAGTTTCTCGGTCACGTCGTCTTGGAACCCCTTGAAATGCTGCACGAATTGCGAAACGGCCTGTTTCACTTCCGTGGCCACATTCTGCGGCGGGGTCGCCGCATCCTCGGGCGCGAGGCCCGTGAATGGATGATCTGTCATCTCTGATCCTCTTTCGGGGGTTAGGGTCTGGTGGCCGCGCGCAGGGCGTCAGCGAGGGCGCGCAGGCCCGCATCGGAAGCGTCGGATTTCGCCGCCTCCGCCTCGCGCCGGGCAAGCCGCGACAGCCGGGCCGAGGGCAGCATCGGGAAGGTCACCAGCGACACCTCCCAAAGCTGTAGTTCCTCCAACCGCCGGTGGCCTTCCTTGTCGCGGGTCGCCTTTACGGTGCGATAGCCGATCGACAGCCCCTCAATAGCCCCGGCGCGCACCAGGGCGGCGGCCTCTGCGCCTTTCTGGGTTTCCGTGAGGATGCGCCCTTTGACGCGTAGGCCGGTGTCGTCCTCAAGGATCTCGTCCCAGACGCCGATGGGGTGGCTCGGGTCATGCTGCCAGAGCATCTTGACCTTGCTGCCGCGCGATTGATGCGCCGCCAATGATGCCGCATAGGCGCCACGGGTGACGATATCCTTGCCCTGATCGGGGGCACCAAAGAGGCTCGCATAGCCTTCGATCACCTCTCCGGCGCTTAGGGACACCGCCTCGCCAAAGCGGGCGAATTTGGTCTCGAGCCGGGGCTCATGATCTGTCAGCATCACGCTCTACCTTTCTGAAATGTCTTGATTATCGCTCAGGGCAACTGCACCGACAGGAAGCCCTGAAAGGCCTGCGCCAGGATCACGGCGGCAACGCCGTAGACAGTGATCCAGAGCCGTTTTTCCAGTCGCTCCATCATCCGTTCCATCCGATCCAGTCGCCGGTTCAGCGCCTCCTGACGGATTTCGCTCACGCGTTCATGGGCACTCAGTCGCTGGCTTGGGGCGCAGTCAAAGGGCGGCAACGGGTAGTCAGTCATCCGGCCCCTCCGCGCTGCGCGGCGGCAGGCCCAGCATCTGGCGCTTCTCAGACTCCGTCAGGAAATCCGCCTGTGTGACGCGCCGCCACTGCGCCTCGCGTTCGGTGCTGAGGGCCTGCACTTGGTCAAGATCAGGTTTCAGCTCCAGGACCTCAGTGCCAAAGCGCATCAGCCAGTCGGAGAGTTTCGCCGCCACCCGCATCGCCAGGGGCAGCACCGTCAGGCGATAGAACGCCCGGTTGGCCTCCTGATAGTTGGCATAGGTGGCATCGCCCGGAATGCCGAGGAGCATCGGCGGCACCCCAAAGGCCTGCGCAATTTCGCGCGCGGCGCTGTCCTTGGTGCGGTGAAACTCCATATCCGATGGGCTGAACCCCATCTGTTTCCAGTCCAGACCGCCCTCCAGCACCATGGGCCGCCCGGCATTGCGCGCACCTTGGAAATTGGCCTCGATCTCCTCGGAGAGGCGGCGGAACTGGTCGTCGCCCATCTGCCCCAGCCCGTCCGATCCGGTCCAGACCAGCGCACCGGAGGGTTGCGCGGCATTGTCCAGCAGCGATTTTGACCAGCGCGCGGCAGCGCCATGCACCTCGACCGCGGTGGCGGCGGCCTGCAGCGGCGCCAGCCCGTAGTGATCGTCGAGCGGATGAAAGCTCTTGAGGTGGCAGATCGCAGGGCGCGCGGGATCTATCGCAAAGCGATGTGTCTTGCCGCCCACCGCATAGTCATAGCCCACCGGCCAGCCATCGCCGCCCGGCACCACCCGCATGCGATCCGGGCGCAGAATGTGCAGCTCCACCGGCCAGCCCTCATCAGAGGCAACCGCCTCGATATAGGCATTGCCCGACAGGAGCAGGTTGGCATAGAGCGCCTCCAGCATCTCCGCCCGCGCCTGCGCCGCATTGGGGCGCGACAGCAGCGAGAGCAGCGGATGGCTGTCATACCGCGCATCCGTGCTCTGCAGCACCAATGGCAGCGCGGCGGCGGCCTCGGCGATGAGTTTCACCGCGCGGTGGCCAACCGGGTTGCCCAGAAACCCCGAACGGGTCAGAGAGACCGTGTCGCGCGGCCCCCAGGCGGCCTGCGTGCCATTGCCCATGGGCAGCACCCGCGCCGCAGCGCTGGCCTTTTGCGACGGGGCCGCAGCCGCCGTCTGATCCACTCGCCCCGTCTTAAGTCGCAGCAGGTCAAAGACCATGGTGCACTCCTTTGCCGTTCCGGTTTCGCCTTGGGCCGATGCCCGTCGTGTTGGAAAACAATCTGCCACAGGGGTGTGAACATCCCGCCAGCAGGGCGCACGCCGGGGGCGCAACACCCTGCGCCAACCATCTGATAGAAAAGCAAAACGCCCGCGCGAGGCGGGCGTTTCACCGGTTTAATTTGGGATAGCTCGTGCCCTAGAGACGACGGATCTTGGGGCAGCGATGCTGCTCTGCCGGGCCGATAATCAGCGCATGCAGCGCCCAGACCAGCGCATCCACGCGGTCGGGAGAGCCATCGCCGCGATAGCCCTGCGCCGTCATCAGGCACATCTGCTCCTCCAGCTCTTGCAGGCCCGGTGCATGATGCACGCGCCCCTGTTCATAGAGCGCCGCCACAGGCTCCGCCCGTGCCACCTTGCCTGTGCTGGCGTGAACGGGGGTGAAGGGCACCAAAGGATCAACCTGCCGCAAGACGGTGCCCACCAATGCACCGCCCTGATTGACCTCGGCCACCAGCCGGTCGGCTCGGTAGGCATCCCGCGCGGCAATGGCGGCGCGCGCCCAGCCGGTTGGCCCCAGCCCCTGCACCGTGTGATCGGCCAGCACATAGGCGCGCCACTCGGAAATCGGCCCCTGCGTCTGCGCCCCGGCAACAATGATGCCGCAGGCATCCGAGCCCTTATGCGCGCTCACTGAGGGGTCCACCGCCACCACGATCCGATCGAGGGACGGTCTGTCGCGACGCTGGAGCTGCTCCAGCATACCAGAGGTCCAGAGTGCGCCATCCACATCCGCCAGCATCACGCCGTCCAGCTCTTGCCGCGCCCGTCGCGATCCACCGTACCGCGCCCGCACCTCTGTCAGGAAACCGGGCGCGAGATTGGCGCGGTTGGCCTCGGTGGGCGCATGGGTGGTGACGGTCGAAGGGCTCTCCAACAGCTGTTTCAGCAGCGGCACATTGCGCGGGGTGGTGGTCACGCAGACGCGCGGGGCCGTGCCCAAACGCAGGGCGAACTGCAGCATGTCCCAAGCATCCTGCGCGCGACGCCATTTCGCCAGCTCGTCCACCCAGGCGGCGTCAAACTGCGGCCCGCGCAACGCCTCGGGGTCAGAGGCCGAAAACGCCTGCGCGGTGGCCCCATTGGGCCAGACCAGCCTGCGTTCGCCCGCGCGCCACTCCGGACAGCGGTCCGGCGGCGAGCAGGCTAGGATGCCGCTGTCGCCATGGATCATCACGTCGCGCACCTGATCGTAGGTCTCGCCGACCAGCGCCATGCGACGCGCGCGACCGATGCCAAAAGGCTCCGCCCCCTCGACCTCGGATCGCACCCATTCGGCACCGGCGCGGGTCTTGCCCGCGCCGCGCCCGCCCAGGATCACCCAGGCGCGCCAATCGCCCGCAGGGGCGCATTGATGCGGCAACGCCCAGAGGTCGAACACATAGGGCATTGCTGCCAGAGTGTGGTCATCCATCTCCTCCAGCCAGATCTGCGTCATGAAGCGCGGCGCAGAGGCCAGCCAGGCGGCGCTCGATCTCATCGCGGGCGGCACAGAGGTCGAAAGCCACCATGCGGGCGGCACCAGGGGCGTCTTTGCGGTCGACAAGGGTTTTCTCCACTTTCTGGATGTCACGGATCAGGCCATCGAGCTTGGCAATCTGCGGCTTTAACTGCGCGGTGTCGGGATTGATGTCCTGTTCTGCCTCGAACTGGGCGAGGTAATCCTCGCTGATCCGGCGCGCACGCCGCAGGCTGTCGTGCAAAGAGCGCAAGAGATCAGAGCTGATCTCAATCAGCTCTTCGGGCGTCTGTGATGTCATGGGGTGTACGGCCTCGTCTCAAAACGATCCGATGGGAGAAACGGGAGGCTAGGATCATTGACCCGTCCAGGTCCTGCGATCCTTGCCCCCACGTTTTCCAGCTGCCGAGAATGGTTTTACAAGACGTAAATGAACATCACCTCAAACCACCGCCCGCTGCCGGCGCAACGGGTGATGCGAGGCTCTGCCTCGCGCTCCGGGATATTTGAGGGTTAGAAGAGGTTGAAGGTCGCGCCCCCTAACTTCTTCTAACAAGAAATATCCCGGGGGGTGAGGGCTTTGCCCTGCAAAGCACGAGGGGGGCAGCGCCCCCCTCATGTCGTTAGTTGTTGTTGCGCTGCGCTTCGATTTCGCGCCACTTGGCCACGTTGCGATTATGCTCTTCGAGCGTTTCAGCAAACGCATGCCCGCCGGTGCCATCAGCCACAAAGAACACATAATCGGTCTGATCCGGGTTCACCGCCGCCACCAGACTCTCAAGGCCCGGATTGGCGATTGGTGTCGGCGGCAGACCTTCGATCACATAGGTATTCCAAGGCGTGACGCCGCGCAGCTCACTTTGGCGCAGACCACGGCCCAGCACACCTTCGCCCTTGGTGACACCATAGATCACCGTGGGGTCGGTTTGCAGGCGCATGCCGCGCTTCAGGCGGTTGGTGAAGACCGAGGCCACCACGCCGCGTTCCGCAGCGACGCCGGTTTCTTTCTCGATGATCGACGCGAGGATCAGCATCTCTTCGGGGGTTTCGACGGCCGCATCCGGGCTGCGCGCCTCCCATGCGTCTTTGATACGTTTGTCCTGACGCGCTTTCATTTCCGCAAGGATCGACTCGCGCGAAGTGCCGGGGCGTATCTCGTAGCTATCCGGCGCGAGGCTGCCTTCGGCGGGGCGACTGCCGGGCTCCCCTTCGAGGATGTCCATGGCTTTCAGAGATTCGACAACCTGCCAGCTGGTCACACCTTCGGCGAGTGCGATGCGATAGCGCGTGTCGGCCTCGGATTTTTTCTCGGTATAGACCGCAGGGGTTTCATCCACGCCGGGCACAAATTCCGCGCGTTCCACAAAAGCGTTGGTTGCGGGGTCCAGCTCGCGCACCTCAGCCAACACGCGGGTCACGCCGACGCGGTAGACGATCTCCGTGCCGCAGGTCGAGGCACCGCCACGGGTGATCTGATCGACGATGCCTTCCATCGAGGCACCGGGCTCAACCAGATAGCTGCCCGCTTTGAGGTGCTGCGCTTTTTCCGAGTATTTCACCCCGATGCGAAAGATGGTGCCGCTGGAGACAACACCATCATCCTCAAGCCGGCGCGAGACCCGCGCCATATTGGTGCCACCGGGAACCTGAAAGCAGATTGCCTCCGTCAGGGGGCCTTCAGAGGTATACTCGTTCTTGCCCCACAGGATCACACCCGCGAAGAGGAACAGGCCGACGATCAGGATCGTCAGCATGTTCGAGGCCAGACTGCGCCACAT